AGATTTCACGAAAGGAGTTTATGAAATTATCAGATTGGATAAAAGAGAATAAATTAAGTTATTCTCAAGCAGCTAATAAGTTTGGCATCATTAATATAAATCCTGCCACCAATGTTCAACGCTATGCTAAAGGTGAAAGGATACCTCACCCAAAGGTAATGTTTAAAATATTTAAGGCAACAAATAAACAAGTACAACCTAATGATTTCTATGAAGAATACTGGCAAAGAGAAGAAGTTTAAATATAAACGAGTAAAAATATATTGGCAAGATATTGTCAGCAATTCAGAGTGGATGACGCTTGAGAAAGCAAAGGATCAAACATACAGTTGGTGTGAAGATACCGGGTATCTTTTATATAAAGATCCTAAGAAAGTTATCATCTTTGCTTCGCATAGCTTTGATGATGATGGTTCGCTTACAGTTGGCAACACCACAGTTTATCCAAGATCAGTAGTTAAAAAAATAGAGGTATTGAAATGACCTATGATGGAATGATTGAAGAGATAGAAGCTGCTGATAAGGTTAAGGAGCTACAAAAAGAATTAAAAAAATTAAAAGCTGATAAGAGAAGAGGTGATGCTGATTTAGAAAAAACTATTGATGTACTTACAACTGACAACAGTATAAAGGATTATGAAATAACACAACTAAAGGAGAAGATTGATATGCTAAAAAAACAAAAGAAAATACTTCAAGATGCGATAAGGAAAAATGGCTAGATGGACTTATGCTTTTAGTAATGGCGGCTATAACGATTGGCACAGACAACACCCAAATTTAGGTGGAATCGATGTAGATTTCATTGAAGTTTGTCCTCATTGTTACGAGCCTTTAGCAGTTAAAGAGACTTGCTATGACAAGGGTCAGAAATACAAGGCTACAACGCTTACAAAGAGGGTCGCAGAGGCTCTTAGAGTACCCGGATTTTTAGTTTTCTATACTCCTATGGGGGTTGATATGAAATTTAGGATTAAGCGCATTACAGAGCCTGTGAGTGAGATATATGAGATGACATCAGACCAATGGTTAGCTTATTTATATGAGTTGCATAAAGAACACAGGAGGTGTTGCAAATATGCAACAGAAGTATGATCCTCACATAAGGGTTAAGTTCTCGCTATTTGATAGTCCACAGTTTAGAATGATTCCAAACAAGCACCGAGCTTACTGCTATCTGGTATTCATTTGTTTACTAAAGTTCGCTAATTCTAAGACGCTGACTTGCTATCCACGCCAAGCCACCCTTTCTAATATGACAGGTCTTAGTCGAAGCACAATATTTAGAACTACTGAATTATTACAGAGATCACAAATTATTACAAAAAAACGCCTGAAGTCTACAACATTATATACAATTAATAAAGATTTAGTTGTGTCTCCTAGAAACAGTAATGTGTCCACAGGACACATGGGTGTAGTCTTGAAGACAGTTATTAATAAGACTAGCATAAAAGAAACTAACATTAATAACTATATAAAAGGTTTGGCAGAGAGTGGTAGCGATAAAGAAACAATCTTAAAAAAGATAGCGTCTAAGTTTACTGTTCAAGAACTCAATGCTGCTATCAAGGATAATGATAACCCTTATTTGTGTAAACAAGCACTTGAAATAAAGGATCAAGAACAAGTGAATTATGTGCCAAAAGATGTTATAAAAAAGGCAATAGATAATGTGCGAAAAAAGACAAACTATTTTTACAAGAATAAGGTAGCAAAGAACAAAGATAAATATGGCAGGATTTCAGCAACGGAAAGTTTTTTGTCAAAGTCTGACAAGAAGAAGTAAACGACCATGCCGAGCTAAAGGATACCCAACTGCTAATGGTAAATATTTATGTATGTTTCATGGTGGTAATAATATAAAAGGATTTAACCAAAAGAACTATACTGATGACACAAGAATCAACCAACTCCAAGCACTCTATCAATTCAGAAACAAATCAAGAGAAGAAGTCGAAGAATACTATTACAAAGAAGTTAAACCTAGAATTGGAACTACAGAAAGAAGTAGATACTATCGAAAATATGCTCATGCGAGGCGTAACTCTTTCAGAAATTTTAGAGGACAAGAAACTCTCTGTCTCACAGATGAGCTTACAAAAGTTTTATGCAATCTTAAAGAAAGACAAAGAACTCAATCACAAAATAACTGAAGCTAGAAAAATTGGTATCCAAACTTTAATTGATAAGCTGCTACAAATATTCCAGTATCAAGAAATAGAAAACCCAAACCAAATACTTTGGATTAGAGAGAAGACAAAATTTATTACTTACCTAGCAGGAAAGCTGACCGATCTTTATTCTGACAATAAACCGATAAAGCAGAATATAGATCAGAAAATTTCTGTAAGTTGGCAAGATACTCCTGATCTGATTGAGGCAGACGCAGAAGTAATTGACGATAAAACAAACCCCTCGCCATAATTAAATGGCAAAGGGTTGTTAGTTCTAGTTTACTCATTAATACATAGCTTTTAATTTAAAATTAACTTCTATATAATCTTCATAGGTGTCAATCATATCTATATGATGATCTAACTTTCTAACAAACTCAAATAGATCATAGCAATCACCTACTTGCAGTGTCTTACCTTTTTTTATAATTGGTTTTTTAAGATCAACATGCTTCTTTCTTTTGCTATCATATCTTTGTGTTGTCTTATCAACTGGTGTTAAATTTACATCGTCAAAGTGTATACTTGGTCTCATTGTTGTTTTCTCCTTTAGTTGTTGTTATTTTATTTCTTCTGTTGTTGCTGTTACATATTCCTGCAAATTCATTTTACAATCAACAAAAGCCTCAATCTCAGCCTCATCCTCGTTTTCAGCCTCGATAATATTTTCATATCCTAGCTCTTCAATATTAACTTTGTACTTCTTCATTTATACCCCCTTTCAAAGTTCCATTGGTTTATCTCATCAATATAATCTTGCTTTGTTATTTCACCATTTAATATTTTAACCATATCTTTTAACAAATCTTTTTTTGTTGTTAATTCTGGTTGACAGTAAATGTCATAATAACAATCACCGATTGATTGATAATTTAGCTTTGTGTGTTTCATTATTCACCCCTTTCATAATTAAACATAAGTTCATCACCATTCACATAAACACCAACTTTTTGTAGTGTTTTAAATTCTGATGGCTTTACTTCTTGCATACCTGTAAACTGAATTAAACTATCAAGATCCCAATAACTTCCGTTATGTTCATCTTCTGGTGTTATCTTACTTAAAAAGAATTGAGACAATATCTTATAATCATCCTTTTCATCTTCATATCCCATGTCTTTTAAGTTTTTATCCGAATAAATAAAGTGATGATAACTTTCTTCTTCTCCACACCTTTTATGAAATTCACACAACCAATATTTATTTTTCATTTATACCCCTTTCTTATTTTAAAAAAAATATTTAGCATTTTTTTTAATGCTGTTTTGTATTGTTTTATATTTATCAACTACACTTTTATCACATATCCAACATAAGGATAATTTAATTAAGTCTTTATGCTTTAATTGTTTTTTAATGTAATCAATAAGTTTTTTTTCTGATTTAATTGCACTCCTCCACACTCCACAACTAAATAATTCTTGTTCATGGTTCTTATAAGTTGCAATTACATCAACTCTTAAATCATCTACAAACATTATTTATACCCTCCCAATAGATTTGTTAATATTCTTGGCGTTATTTTTTTAGGTATTGGCAATCTATATTTTAACCAATCACTCCAATATTGCTTGATCCTATATATTTTCTTAATAGGAACTTGATACATATTTATGTTATATTCTTTCATTACAACCAACTTTGTTTGATTGCGTATCCATCATCATATAAAACACTTGATAATGTATAAACAAGATGGAAACCCATATCCATTCCGCAACCGCCAACTTTGATACCATTATATCCACCTAAACGATTTTTACCCTCTTTCCAATCAAGAGCTATTGAGACTAATCTTGTCCAATCAAGCGGATAATTATTTTTTATTTGTCTTACTGATATATGACGCATCATACCAGATTGAGATACATGGTTTAATTGTGTCCATAGGGTATCACCTTTTTTTATTTCTTCTTTTAGTCTTTTTATTGCTTCTTCTTTTGTCATTGTTTCACCTTTCTAAGAATAATATTTGTTGATGCCATTATCTAAACAAAATTTTCTAAAATCTGCATATCTCATACGATATTCTCTATCTGATCCAGTTATTTCTTCAATTCTGTTAAGATGTTTTGCTGTTGTAACACTCCAAACATTTTCACATACAAATGTGTCTATTGGTGTTCTTACAGCAACAGTTGTGTTATAGCTGTAATAAATAGTTTTATCACCTTGTATTGATTGATATAAACTTTTTTTGTCTATTTGTGTTCTCATTGTTTTTCCTTTCATTGTTGTTTCGTAAGTATTAACCGAATTGGTATAATATAGCAATAGTTATGATATGGACAGATTGACGCAGATATAATTAAAACTTGATATTAACCAAATTGGTATATATAACCAATATAGAAAGGCAAAAAATATGAAAACAATTAAAATACAATTCTTTTCTATGTGGTGTTCAACACAAACATTTGAAACAACCAATTTAAAAGAAGCTCAAGACATTTGCGAGGAAGGTATAAATCAACAATATCTTGTTTATGTAAATGGTGAAAAATACAAACCAATTAAATTATTTGGTAGAAAGGTACTTTAATGAATAAAGGGGAAATATTAGTTAGATTAGTTGCGGGTGAAACATGTATTAATCCAGCTTTATTAATGGAGGATAAAAAGTTTGTAGCTCAAGCGAAAAAATTAATTAAAAATAAATTTGAGTTTATGGTTGTTAAAGACAAACTCGTAAAATGGTGTAATAATAATTATTAAATAATAATAAATATTGAACCCGGTTAAGTTAATTCTTAGCCGGGTTTTTTTTATGCGTGGTATAAAGTTACAATTCTTATATAAAGCGCAGCCGCGCCAGTTCTCGTGTTAAGAAACGGATCATATAAGCAGCACCTAAGACAATTCATAACAGTTTTGGTGTAATGATAATAAAAGATTATCAACCCTAATACATATTTTTTTGTAGAGCTTGACATATTTTTACAAATGCAGACCCCCCCTATACACCCATATTGCACCCGCCTGTTATAATATATATATACATGGGACTCGAGGACACCCTTACACACAGCTTCATCTTCATCTTGCCAGACCAACAATAATAAACTAGATATGGTATATGAACTATTTTTCATCAGAAGATATGGATTGCGTTTGCTACATAGAA